TCCTCTCTCGATTCTGCTCGGTCGCCTCGGGAGCGAAACGACCGATGATTATTTAGTTATCTCAGGTCTGGTTCCAGCAAGCGCCGAAAGGAATCTTTGGAGCGATTGCGGCATAACCGTAATACAGGATATCGACGGTTCCATCGGATTGGATATTAGTACGCAGCTCAAAACGTGGGCTTTCGTACCATGTCCATGCGTCTGGGTTGACGACGACCATTGAGAAATCGCCTGTCGATGTAGTTGGACCAGCGTTTCCGATTGAACGTGAAACGAATAGATTTAGACCCGGTGAAACTACGCCGCGAAGTGAATCGCCACGAACATTTCCAGCCGCGTTTGATGGTTGCGCCGCATTGTAAAGAGGTGCGCCATTGTCGTTGTAACCCATGATATTAGTCCATTGTCCGGGGCTAACTACTAGGTTACGAGCGAAGCCAAGTGACGATGAATAAACAGCGCCAGCGGCTTGTGATGTGTAAGCAAGGAATCCCGCAGCTGTATTAGCGTTAACGCCTGTCTGTTGACCAGCTCCAGCAATAGTTCCGACAGCGAATTGATCTGTAGCTTTTGCGTAAGCGAACTCAAGATTCTGGAGCAATGCTGTTAGGTAGCTTGGGTCTGAACGATCGATAAGTTCGATTGTTGAGATTGCGCGACCCTTAAATGAGTTTACTGAAACTGAAATGTAAGTTGCGCTTAAATTTGATTCTGTAATCGCAGCATTTTCAGCAATGTTTGAAACGGTTGGCACAGCTGTAACTTTTGGAAGCTCAAATGTCATACCTGTTGCGCTAAGAGCTTCGCGAGATAGTGCGTCGATCATGCCACGATCAGCATTTGCTAACGCGTTGATAACTGTGCGGCTCTGTGGTGTTGGAACCATGCCCGGTGCTGTTGATGTTGTGTTATCCGCAGCTTTGACATATTGGCGAGCGTCCTCATCGTGTAAAACTGACGCCTTAAGTGAATACTGTAAATAAGAAACCTTATCGACAATAGGTGAACGTGGCGCGGTGTACGCCATTGGTACATGCTTAGACGCTTCTACCGTTTCGGCAGCGGCGCTCTCTGGAACGGTAGTGTCTGACACTTGTTCTCCTTCGGTTGTTGGATTTGTTTTTTCTGTTTCCTCATTTGTAGGATCAGAATTCTCATCGGTTGATTCGACTTCATCGGTCTCTGTTTCGCTCGCAGCTACTTGGCTTACGCGAGCGCTATCGATCGCAGGATCAGAAACCAAACTGACTTCATCAAGCGAACCTTTTGCGACGACCAAGACGCCATCGACAAAATCGTGTGCGTTGACTTTAACGCCGACACTAAAACCATCGCGGAGACCTGTCGCGGCTTCCACTAATGCGTCGTTTCCGGCTGTTGTCTCCGCGATCTTAAATGTCGCGTCGATTCCCTGTTCGGTTGCGGTCATTGATAAAACCTTTCCGATTGGTCGTGTGCGATCGTGTTCTAGTAATAATTTAACGTTTTTTGTGGCAATAGATTCTGGTTTAAACGTCGTTAGTCCAGCTGACGTTGATCCAGTTTCGTTCCATGTTACGACGCGTCCGGTAATAGTGCGAGATTCACTATCGGCTGACGTAATTGTTAACGGCATGTTTAGTTTCATTTGATCATGTCCTCAGCTTGTCGGATTTCCTCGACGCTGATTGCGCCGATTTCAAATAATGTTTTGTAAATTGCTACTCGTTCGGCTTCGCTTCCGCGTAAGTAATCCTCTAAACGGAAATGAACTGATTGCGTTGACGGAACGAAATCTGGCATTGATAAACGCGTGGAAATCGAAGTCATCAACGGAATCAACGAGAAATCAAGCAAAGTTTTGCGAGTAACGTTTGCGTTTGAGTAAGTCATGCTCGATCCAGTTTCGGCGTCAACGTAAAATGCCGGAATACCAATCGCCCTTGCCAATTCAGTTGCTATGTAGGAACGGGCTGCCGCGAGCTGTAATTTCTCAGGGTCGAAGCCGACTGTTTGTAATTCAACGTCAGCATTTAAAAACGCAGTCGAACGATTACGTCGAGCGACGCCCCATGACTCTAACAATTTCGCAATTCGATCAGCTGGTAAAGCTGTGCCGTTTGATTTTAATACCATCGACGGTACAGGTTCGCGAGCATAGTTAGCGGCCGCGCGCTCTAGTTCCGCACCTGTGCGAATTGTGCGACCGGCGCGATTTAATAATCCTTCATCGTTTCCATAAAATACGACTAACGATCCAACGCCAGAATCAGGAATTTGTTTTCCGTCAATCGTGTAATACATAACTTCTGTGCCGTTATTATTTAAAAATACGCCGACACGTGTTGGCACAATTCGCTGAACGGAACGAATTCGCATAGTGTCGGCAAATAATTCGGTAATTTGCCAATAGGCATAACCGTAAAATAGTAAATCCTCAGCTGTCCAGACATAAGTTGCGCTACCCGGTACGCGCGGATCGGGATCACGTATTACGCGGGGCGCTGGCACTTCGAGCCCTGTCGTATTATCCCGGAGCTGTAATCCGATCGAAGCGATAGACGAACAGATGATCCCGCGACCACGTGCGATCGTAGGAACACTCATCGCTTCCTCGCGCGTAGCCTGAGTAGCGCCACCGTTAAAGGTATAGATCGAATCAAGCGCAAAAACTGGAGAAACTGAAGCCTCAATATCGGAATTTTGAGACGGCGCTACAGCTTCAACCCTAGACGCAAATAAATCACGAATACCCATGAGCGAATTGTGTCAGGCGTATATCACTAACCTGTCATTATATCGAAGTCCATCTCTGGGCGTGTCGCAAAGTGTGTAACTAGCGCCGTCGCTACCGCGGCGCAGACCGCAGCTTGCGAAGCTCGACGTCCAATAACCCAGCCACCATCGCCGCGCTTTAATTGGACAGCCGAAAGAATCTGTTTAGTTAAATCGTTTTGCCCTCGATGGCGAAGCCGACCCGAATTGATCGCACCCAGCAGCTCGTCGCAGCTCTGAGGATAAACCGAGTCCATGTCAAAGATCGGAATACCGGCGGGCTGGAATCTGGCGGCTACCGCGCCCGAAGTTCGGCGGCTATATAGCAAATATTCTAGCGGGTACTTCCGACAATATTTAGCCGCTTCATTTGCGATTTGTCGATCGTCGAGCTGTACAGAATTCTCCCATGTATGGAGCAACTTTACGACAAAGCGTTCGTCGCCCAATTTCTGAGCTCCGACTAACGCGCAAAATTTGCGATCCGGTGAAATATCAAGTGCCAGCCATGTCAGCTTCTCAGGATCAAGATCGACGTTTTCATCGTGGCAATTATTCCACTCATTAGCTCCGATAATGCTGGAGATTGTCTGTACCCAGCGGCATAAGACTTCGGTTTGTACGACTTCGGGCGGATCATTTAAAACCGCTTGAATATTCTGAATATTTATTGTGTGTCCAATCGCTGGATTAGCAGCAAGCCAATTAGATTCGAGCTGAATATCGTCGGTCGGTGCGCTCCACTCAAAATAGCCGATGTCGTCGTCCGCTCCGGCAGCCGCAGCTAGTCCACGCTCTCGAAACGCATTTAATACGACCGAATGAGAATCGCCAGCGTTTGTGTAGCTCATAATCATAGGATTCTTAGCAGCCATTAAAGTATATCTGAGCGACGCGTAGGATTCTAAATCTTTCATCTCTCGAAGCTCGTCTAAGTGAATTGCCGATGGCGCAGAAACGCCTCGAGCAGCTGAACCGCCAGCCTTTACAATAAATCGGTTGATTTGCCCGGTCGTACCTTTGACTTCCATTTCCTCTGAACCATGAGACCAGCGAATACGCTGTACGCGCTTAGATAGCATTTCCGAGCTCTCGATCAGGTTAACCAGTTGCCTAAATTGCTCCAGCGACGTAGCCAATCTATGAGCTGATCCAATTTGAAGCGGTTCATCCCATAAAAATAACCCGCCTAAAATCCTGATTTGCTGTAAAAAACTTTTGCCATTTTGACGTGCAACGACGACGCAATTAGTCGGTGTAGCCCATCTCCCATCGGTTTTGTATTTGTGCGTGTGCTCCAGCGCGAACTTTTGCCATGGCATAAGCCCATCTGGGAGTAAATCAGCAGCCAAATCTATAAGATCAAAGCCCCTAGACGGTAAATCATTAAGCGGCGTGTGGATTCTAGGTGTCGGATTGCCATAAGTGTCAGCTGTTGACGGCGGCAAAACCGATAGCAGCCGATCTGAGCCGAGATCGATCGGCGGTTGACCGATTATGACCTGATCGCCCTTAATCATGACTTACGCTGACATTATTGGGGATATTTAGATCATGGAGAGTCGGGGGTGTATTACCTGTACCAAAAAACCGCCCACCTTTGCTCAAATTACACTTTTGGCATAAAGTCTGTAAATTGCTGTCAGAATCGCCACCCCCGAGACGTCTTGGAATTATATGGTCAACATGTAACTTTCCGTTATCTTGTCCGCATTGTTGACAGCAATAAGAATCACGTCTAAGTATTCTTTCACGAATCTTTTTCCACCTATGAGACGTACCATTATCAACAGCACTAGCCATTAGTGCCACCCCTTGTCCTTGAAGTGTTTATATGCTAAGCAATAGTCGCCATTATATCTATGAGCTATATACCGGATACCCCAATCAATCTGGGTGTAACCGTCTAAATGCTTTAGCTTCTTATTGCGCAGCTGTGGTATTCCATAATGGCTACCGTTAACCGCGCCACTATCAAATTTAGATTCTGCCATATATAGCTTATAAGCGCATTGGTATTGGCTATCTTTAACTACTCGACTATGTAAATATAATTTAAACCTATCTTTACTAGCTTGGCTATCAGCATAAGTGGGATTCGGTAATGCGAACGCAATACATAGTGCGCCCGTTAGTAGTGCTCGCCGCGAACTACCCGGTCGCCCGGTTCGCGTCCAGCGAGTTGATCGTATCGGCGCTGTCAAATACCTGTCAATCATAAGCGTGATCTTGGGCGATTCCCACAATTTGTGGATAACTTTCTTTAACTGTGGATAACTATTCATGGCATTTATGACTATCGGGATTACATAATTGGCAATCAATTTTCTCGTCACATGTATAGCAGCTATAGGTAAATTGTATTTCATTACAGCATGTCGATAGATGAGTTGAGGAGCTGGCTCGGTATTCGCTAGTCATTTAGAGCCGCCCCAGCCAGTACCCTTAAAGACGATACTGGGTGCGCTGAATACGCGAATCATTGGGTAACTACAGCATAAAGGCGACGTATCTCCATGCGTGCTAATTGGGTGATTCATCTCGAGTTCGCCGCCGCATTGATCGCAGCGATACAGGTAACTAGGCATTATCGCTACCCACTAGGCATACGCCCATTACGCCGCAAACCGTACACTCAAGCGTCTTAACGCCCGGCGGAAGTAAGTCGGTTACTATGCGTTCGACTTGTAACGTTTCGCGCTTACAGCGACGACAATCAAATTTCAATTTCTCCATAGTTAGACTCCTTTAAATTCTCCATAGAATTGAGATTGTGCTGGCTTACCCACCACGAATTGTCCTTGTCATGCTTGAAACGAGTTGTCTTAGCTGATCGTATTGGAATCCAGCCCTTGACGTAATAGGTCGGTGATTCGCCTACGACCAATACAGCTAAGTCCTCGACTCGATCGCGCTCTCGTAAGATTAAGTGTCCATCTAGCCATTTCGTATGCTTAATTTCGATTCGGTTTCCAATGTCGGCTCGAATTTTGTATTTGTCTAGTTCGAGCTTGAAGTCCTTAATCCCAAACCATTTAGCGGCAGCAATCTCAGCACCCAGCGCCTCAGCTGTACGCCGAATTGACTCGTGGATATTGCCTCTAGCTGTTTGGTCATGGAAATAGTAATTTTCTACGCCTTTGGACTCGCATAAGAAAGCCGCCGCAGCTGCTTGGATTTCCTCATCTGTCGTTAGCGTTATCTTTGTTATTCCCATACCGCACACGCCCGGTTATTGTCTGGACATACCCAGCCCTTGTAATTTTTCCCAGCTTTGCTAACGCCCTCTTTGCGAATCATTACGCCATGAGAACACAATCGCCCGGTAAGTAGCTCGCCAATCTCAGCGACCGCTTGAGTCATATCCCATGGGTCATATGATCCATTAGGTAGCTCTTGCTTAGGCGCTGTGGTAACTGGTCGCTCCACTCGCTTCATTTCCTCTAGCGATGGTCGATTATGATTCTCGCTAAACTTAGACAATCCGCCAGTATGTAAAGCTCTACCTATTGCTGAGGTCGATCCATTTTCTAGCGGAAAGCGATTAGCTGATGATCTGATCTCCTCGGCAAAGTCTGTCGCAAATGGAAGCGGATCGCTTATTTCCTTGTAAATGTCCGTCTGGATTATGTAACGAGTTCCGTCCTGAAATATGATCTTGACGTCGATCCGCCCGTTTGGGTATTTAGCCCAGTATTTTTCTATGCGTTCAGCTACGGATTCGTAGCCCTCTAATGGAATTGCCATTATGAGTTTCTAACGCGATCTGTTGCCCAGCGAAGCCCAGCTGCTCGACCTCGGTTAAATCCATCTTTAACGCCTTCTTTGAAACCGATTGACCAGCCGACTAAAAACCAGCCAATACTTGCGAGAATAACAGCTCCCGCTAATTCCAATACTGTAAACATTTTAGCTCCCGATTCCGGGTGCGACTTATTCGCTCCCTAGTTATAGGGTGAACTAAATGTCTGACAATTTCAAGCCTTACGCCTAATTAGCGGCGTGTCGAATTGCTTAATAGCAAGCTGTATATTTCATCGACCCGAGCTTCTAATCTTGAAATTTGGTCTTTAACGCTTGCCCCCGAATTAGGCTTTAGCTCGCTTAAATAGTATTTAACTAGATGTCTAATAACCCCTGTAAATGCCACTAAGAGCGTGACCAAAGCCACGCCCATAGCAGCCCAATCGTTAGCGTTCACTTAGCCTTAGCTCCGAACGTAACGTCTTTAGGATTCAGGTAACGCATTAGAAGCGGAACGACGCCAGCGAGAAACCCATACGCCAATTTCTTGGGATCGGTTTCACCTGTCATGAAAACGGCTAACGCTCCTGCGAGCGCTGATCGTCCATAACTAGCAGCCATAGCCTTTAGCTCTTTCATTACTTTTCTCCTAACCCCAGCGCTTTTATTAGCTCTGAGACTCTTTTTGGACTTACGTTGATTTCAAAATGCTGTTCATCGGGTCGATTCTTGTAATCGCCGCCCCAGAATAATCCGTACTTCTTAGCCAGCGCCCGGATCATTGGAACCTTTTCGACTGGGAACGTGCCAATCTTTCCAAGCGGGTGTTTAGTCGCATTAAGATCGATAGCTGTTCCACTTGAATGATTGCTTAAACGATCGGTTGAACCGCGAACCATGCGAAACGCATAACCCCAGTCGTCGAGTTGACCGCCATCTAGCGGCTCGATTAGCTCGTTAAACTCTTTACAGAATCCCACGATTAAAGGTGCGACAGCTTCGGCGCAACGAATCTTTAATTGAGTCCCCGGGATTGCGTAGGACTTAATTCCGATTTCGGTTTGATCCTTTGAAGCCGTCCACCCGTTATAACTTGTTAAAGTCATGACAGTAATAAAACGGCTTCCTCGGCTGTGATACCGAGTTTACTTAAGA